TACACCCGACCAGTTCTGGAGTTCAATCTGCCTGTATTGGAAAACCATTTAATAAATGTCAAAGCTTCAAAAGAAAAATTAGTTAGTGAAGCTAAAGCTAATCGAGATGTTTTGATGTCTAACCCAAAGTTTGCTGAAAGGTTAAAGTCTTTGGGTGTTGAACCGCCTATGAAGATAAGCACGAGGACACAAAAAGAGACATTTGCGTTTTCTAAGAGTGACGAAGGTTTTAAAAAGCTACAAGAGCACGAAGACCCAAGAGTGCAAGCTTTAGTAGCCGCAAGGTTAGGCACGAAGTCTACTTTAGAGGAGACAAGGGCACAACGATACATCGACATCTGCGGAAGAGGCAGCCTTCCAGTACCTCTTAAATATTATGCGGCTCATACAGGTAGGTGGGGTGGAGATGAAGGCATAAATTTACAGAACATACCTAGAGGGTCTGTATTAAAAAAAGCAATTATTGCTCCCGATGGACATGTGGTTATAAGTTCAGATTCTTCACAGATAGAAGCTAGAGTCTTAGCTTGGTTGTCTGGTCAGGAAGACTTGGTACAAGCCTTTGCAAATGGGGATGATGTATATAAGATAATGGCTTCTGCGATATATGGTAGGCCAGTGGAGGATATAGATAGTGAGCAAAGATTCGTAGGCAAAACTACAATACTTGGATGCGGTTATGGCATGGGGGCTACTAGGTTTAGTGTTCAATTAAATACGTTTGGGAAAAGTCTTAGTGTAGAACAATGCAAGAGAATTATCCATACTTATAGAAGAACGTACCCTGCAATACCTAATTTTTGGGCAAAGGCTCAAAAAGGGTTGGAAGGTATATTGAGATGCAAATATGTGGAGATATCTGAGCAAACACAAGCTATTAAGCTAGCCCCAGGTGCCGGGTTGATACTACCAAACGGACTATGCTTGAAATATCCAGACTTACAAAAAGATATTGATGTAGACGGAGGAGTCAATTTTTCTTATATAAGTAAAAAAGACCGAATAAATATATATGGTGGAAAAGTAGTTGAGAACATCTGCCAAGCGGTGGCTAGATGCGTTATTGCTGAACAAATGTTACGTGTAGCAAAGAAGTACAAAGTTGTGTTAACCGTGCATGATGCAATATCGTGCGTGGTAGAAAAGGAAAAAGCAGACGAAGCAGTCGAGTACGTAAACGAGTGCATGACTTGGAAACCAGATTGGTGTCAAGGATTGCCGTTAGATTGTGAAACTCATTTCGGAGAATCCTATGGATAAGTGGTCGTATTCGTCTTTTTCTTTGTTTATGCAATGTCCTAGAAAATATTACAGATTAAAAGTTAAGAAAGACATAAAAGAGAAGTTAAGCACTGCTCTTATATATGGTAAAAGTGCCCACTCTGCGGCAGAGTACTACGTAAGGGACAACAAACCGTTGCCAGCTAAGTTTAGTTATTTAGAACAATACTTGAATATATTGAAAGACATAAAGGGCACTCAACTATGTGAGTTTAGCATGGGGCTTACTAAAGACTTAGAACCTTGTGAATTTAACGCAAAAGAGGCTTGGTGGCGGGGCATAGCTGATTTAATCATTTTGTGCGATAACGGATTGGCTTATGTGGTAGACTATAAGACAGGAAAAAGTGCTAAGTTCGCTGATACGAAACAACTAGATTTACTCGCAATCGCTACTTTTAAACACTTTAAAGTAGATTACATAAAAGCCGCCTTAGTCTTTGTAGTTTCTCAGGATTTAGTCAAATCTAAATATGCTAGAAATGAATTGGATAGTCTTTGGGCTAAATTTCAGCCAGATATAGAAAGAATGGAAACGTGTTATGAAACAGACGTCTGGAACCCGAAAGAAAACTTTACATGCAAAAAGTACTGTCCTGTCAAAGATTGCGAGCATAACGGAGCGTATCGTGGGTAGTACAAATGATAAAGCCTCAGCCAGAAAAGTTAAGGACATGGTTAATCACCCTGAGCATTATACTAAGGGTGGTATAGAGACTATAGATTTTATAAAAGCAAAGCTTAGTGGTTACGGATACAGGGCCTATCTTACAGGTAATGTTATTAAATATATGAGTAGGGCAGGAAGTAAAGGAGATAAATTAGAAGACCTGCAAAAAGCTAAATGGTATCTTGACGAATTAATTAAAGAAAGTAAATAACAGAGGAGATTTTATGGATAAGTATAGTGAATTTATTGCCAAGAGTAGATACGCAAGACATTTACCAGACCAAAAGCGTAGAGAAAATTGGACTGAGTCTGTCCAAAGATATATGGACTTCATGGTGGGGCATTTAGAAAATGAACATGGTCATGTCGTAGATACTGCTACAAAAATGGAAATACAATCCGCTATTGAAAATTTAGAGGTTATGCCAAGTATGCGAGCTATCATGACAGCGGGTAAAGCGTTGGCTCGTGATAACACAGCAGGCTACAATTGTTCCTATTTACCAATTGACGATCCCAAAGCGTTTGATGAAGCTATGTATATTTTATTATGTGGTACAGGGGTTGGGTTTAGTGTAGAAGATAAATACATAGAACAGTTGCCTGACATACCAGAAAAACTATTTGAGTCTGAAACATCTATATCAGTTTCGGATTCTAAAGAAGGATGGGCAAAAGCGTTTAGACAATTAGTTGCGTTGTTATATTCTGGAGAAATACCAAAATGGGACTTATCAAAAGTGCGTCCTGCTGGAACAAAATTAAAAACATTTGGAGGTAGGGCTTCAGGGCCAGAACCTTTAGAAGAGTTATTTAAGTTTACTATAAAAAAATTCAAACAGGCCAGCGGTAGGAAACTATCTTCTATAGAGTGTCACGATATTATGTGTATGGTAGGTCAGATTGTTGTAGTAGGTGGTGTGCGTAGGTCAGCTATGATTTCGTTATCTGATTTAGAAGATGATAAAATGAGGGCGTGTAAATCTGGTGCTTGGTGGCAACAAGAAGGTCAAAGAGCGTTGGCTAATAATTCTGCTGTGTATGAAGAGAAGCCTGATGTGAACCAATTCTTACAAGAATGGACTAGCTTATATAATAGTCATTCTGGAGAGCGTGGCATATTCAGTAGAGATGCCTCAAAAAAACAGGTACAGTCAATCGGTAGGCGAGACCCTAAGCATGACTTCGGAACTAATCCATGCAGTGAGATAATTTTGCGTCCATACGAGTTTTGTAACCTTTCAGAGGTTGTGGTGCGTGAGAATGATACGTTTGAAACACTAAAAGAAAAAGTGCGTATAGCTTCTATTTTAGGTACATGGCAGTCAACTTTAACGCATTTCCCTTATCTAAGGAAAGTATGGAAACGTAATACTGAAGAAGAAAGATTGTTGGGGGTTTCATTGACAGGTATACTAGATAATAAATGGATGTCTGAGGTAAACGATGATACTAAACAAAAACTTGAGGAACTCAAACAAGTGGCTGTTAAAGCAAACGCTGACATGGCAACACTACTCTCTATTCCTCAATCAACTGCGATTACTTGTGTCAAACCTAGCGGGACTGTGTCTCAACTTGTTAACTCTGCTTCCGGTATTCATACTAGACATTCTAATTATTATATACGCAGGGTACGAGGCGATAAAAAAGACCCTCTTACGAAATTTTTAAAAGAAGCTGGCATACCAACAGAAGATTGTGTAATGAAACCAGATTCGACTGTTGTTTTTTCTTTTCCCATAAAGTCTCCCGAAAACTGTAAAGTGAGAGAAGATTTGACAGCGGTCGAACATTTAGAACTGTGGATGATGTACCAGAAGCATTGGTGTGAACATAAACCTTCAGTGACTATTTCTGTAAAAGAAGATGAATGGTTAGATGTGGGTGCTTGGGTGTGGAATAACTTTAACGACATATCAGGTATTTCTTTTTTACCTTGGGACGGTGGTACATACAAGCAAGCACCATACGAAGAATGTACCGAAGAAACATACAATGAAATGCTAAAGAAAATGCCTGCAGATATTAATTGGGATTCTTTGATAGAAGAAGATGATAATGTAAAAGGAGTGCAAGAATTAGCTTGTACTGCAGGAGGTTGTGAAATATGAAAGTAGCAAGAGTATCTAAAAGGCAGGAAAGAATAAATGCAAGAAAGTTTACTTTTGTGCCTGACCCTAATGTAGTAAGTACTTGGTTGTTTAGAGGGATTGGTAGTGAAGCGAGGTCTAAAGAACATCTTAGAAAGGAGCCTAACCATGCCATACGTGAATAAGAAAAGACCTTATAAAAAAGAATACCAGCAGCAGAGAAAAAGAAACGAGCAAAAAAGACGTAACGCTCGTGAACGTGCTCGGTACGCTTTAGATAAAAAAGGAGTTGACAGAAAAGGTAAAGACATAGATCATATAAAACCTTTGTCTAAAGGAGGAACTAATAATCCTAAAAACCTTAGAGTCGTTTCTAAAAGCAAGAATAGATCATTTAAAAGAAACTCTGATAGGTCAGTTAAGAAAAACGCATAATGGAAATAATACAAAACAAAACTTTACTACTTAATACAAAATACCCTGAACGTATTTTAAATGCTATTCCAGATAGCAGAGTGATAAAAAAGGCTGGAGAGTTAAGTAAAGTAGCTGTGTCTTGGGAGTTTGAAGAAGCTAGGAAATTAAAAGATTTACGTTTTAAAAATGTGCCGTCACCAATGGAAAGAGATTACAAATGGCCGGGACAATATCAACCTATGGAGCATCAAAAAAAGACAGCTTCTTTTTTGTCTATAACTAAACGAGGTTATTGTTTTAACGAACAGGGTACAGGTAAAACAGCTTCTGCTATATGGGCTTGTGATTATTTAATGAATAGAGGGACGATAAAAAAAGTCCTCGTTGTTTGTCCATTATCAATTATGTATTCTGCATGGCAGGCAGATTTATTTAAATTTGCTATACATAGAAAAGTAAACGTAGCTTACGGTGATAGAAGAAAAAGAAGAGCTATATTAGAGCAAGATACAGAGTTTACTATTATAAATTATGACGGTATCGAAATCGTAGAGCAAGAGATAAAAGATTGCGGTTTTGATTTAATTATTATTGATGAGGCTAACGCATACAAATCTACTTCTACGAAAAGATGGAAATCTATGCAACGCATTTTAAATTCAAATACTTGGTTATGGATGATGACAGGTACACCTGCGGCACAATCTCCAGTAGATGCTTACGGCATGGCTAAGTTAAACCTTCCTGATAGATGCCCAAAGTTTTTTGGTAGATTTAGAGACATGGTAATGTTAAATGTGGGCAGATTTAAATGGGTTCCTAGGGATACTGCAGAGAGCACAGTGTTTACTTTGTTACAACCCGCCATACGTTTTACAAAAGCTGAGTGTTTAGATTTACCAGAAGTAACTCATGTATTTAGAGAAGCGTCTTTAACACCACAACAGAATAAATACTACAAAGATTTAAAAAAGAATATGTTTATATCTGCTGATGGAGAAGATGTTAGTTCTGTAAATGCGGCTGTTAACTTAAACAAGCTATTACAAATATCCGGTGGTGCAGTTTATACCGACACAAAAGAGGTAATAGAATTTGATGTATCTAACAGACTAAATGTTATAAGAGAAGTTATAGAAGAAGCTAGTAATAAAGTTCTGGTATTTGTTCCCTTTAAACATACTATTGAGCTGCTCCAGGCACACTTAGATAAACACAGTATAACCAATGAAATTATAAATGGTGATGTGAATGTATCTAAACGTTCACAGATATTTAAGATGTTTCAAGAAACTAAACACCCTAATGTTTTAATAATACAACCTCAAGCTGCATCGCATGGAGTAACTTTAACTGCCGCAGACACAATTATATGGTACGCCCCTGTTACATCTTTGGAAACTTATTTACAAGCCAACGCTAGAATAGACAGGCCGGGACAAAAGAACGCTATGACAGTTGTGCATGTGGGAGGCAGTTCAGTAGAAAAACGTTTGTATGATATGTTGCAAAATAAATTAAAAACTCATACTAAATTAGTAGACTTATACAGAAAGGAGATAAATAGTTGACACAGGCAAAATAAATTTGGTAATATAAAGATGTCAAATAGTGTAAAACGAACAACAACAATTTGATTGAAAGGAAAATATATGAACGCTAACGAATTAGTGAAAGTGTATATAAAAATAAGAGATGCAAAAGACACTATCAAAAGAGCCGCAGACGAAGAAATAGCACAACTAAATGAAGAGTTAGCTATTGTTGAAGAAGCTCTGCGTGAACAATTAAAATCTTCTGGAGCAGACAGCATAAAGACCCCTAGTGGTACAGCCTTTGTAACCATCAAGTCTAGGTATTGGACTGACAACTGGGAAAAGTTTTATGAGTTTGTACAAGACCAAGACGCTTTTGAGCTTTTAGAAAAGCGTATACATCAAGGCAATATGAAATCTTTCATAGAAGAAAATCCAGAAGAAGTGCCAGAAGGCCTAAACGTAGAGTCTAAAATGGGTGTTACGGTTCGTAGAAAATGAACAAAATATCTATTGATCTTGAGAAGGCTGTCTTTAAATTTAGCAACAATGGGGTAGCTATAGAAGTATCAGAGTCCACTTCTTTACATGTGGTTGTGATAGCCTCTGCTCCTAATTTATTTAGACAGTATTACAAAGACCCCTTCGTAGAAAATAAGGTGCAACATCCAATTTGTTGGTCATCTAATTCTCGTAACCCAGACCCTGAGGTAGAAAAGCCGCAACACCGTTCTTGTATATTGTGCGACAAAAATATCAAAGGGTCTGGAGAAGGGTTGACTAGGGCTTGTAAATACAGACAGCGTATTTGTGTTGTTAAGATAGATGATTTACAAAGCCCTCTTTGGCAGGTTAATTTAGCGGGCCCTTCTATATTTAGTGTGGACAGGGAAGAGAAAGGTTACAAAGCGTATTGTAAATACATACAAAGTTCTGGGCAGTCTGTGTCTGGTGTAGTTACCGATATGTATATTACTGACGCAGGGTGTATTGCATTCAAACCGATCCGACACTGCAACAGAGATGAATGGCTACAGGTAAGAGAGTTAAGCAAATCTGACAAAGCTAGAGAGTGTATTACAAAAAGTAGTTTTGGTGTAAAAGATTTTACGGCTATGCAAAAAGTTATGGGTATGGCCGCAAATGTGTAGTTTCTTTAATTTTTTGAAAGGAGTTTTTTATGGAATTGTCATTAACTGACGGTAGTAATTTTGGAGCCATAGCTAAAGCGATGGGTATGACTGCTGATATAAAGCAGGAAAAGAAAAGTACATTAGCCAGACTTAAGATATCGCATCAAGGTATTGATGGAGAGACCGTGATAAAGGGAAAGTCAACTAAGTACAAAGCAGTAGAACCGGGCTCTTATGTTTTAGAGTTACCTAATGGTGTTAAGCTGTACCAAAAAGACCCAAAGATTAGGTTGTTTATGCAACGATTTATGTACAAAAAATATGTGCAAAATGGTGATGGGTCAGGTAAGTATGTTAAAAGCATAATGGCTGAAGATTTTAAAAGTGATTTACCAGATACAGATGGTGGGTTTAACTGTGGTAGACGAACAGGATATGTAGAAGATTATGATAGCCTGTCTCAGGAAGAAAAAGATTTAATAAAACAAGTTAAACGTACAAGAGTTATTCTTGGTGAAATTAAATTTGATAAAGCTATTAATGAACAGGGCGAAGAGCTTGATTGTTCAAACGCAGAAGATGTACCTTTTATTTGGGAAGTAGAGAATAAAGATGCGTTTAAAACTATGGGTGCACTTGTAGCTTCTATAGCATCTAAAGGTAAATTTTTACCTCAGTATTGGGTGGGTTTAGATACGGTTGAGCGGTCAATAGCTTCAGGTATGACTTTCTATTTACCAGAAGTAGATATGGATTTAAGCGAAGAAATAGACATGACTGATGATGATACAAAAAAGTTAAAAGATTTTGTTATGTTTGTTGATGATTACAATGCTTATGTACATAAAGAATCTGGTAATCAAGTAGAGCATACTGCGGAAGTTATTAATATTAAAGAGCCTGAAGTACACGTATTAGAAGCTGCACCAGTAAAAGAACCTAAGAAAAAAGCCAAAGCAGAAACCGCAAAAGTACCACCTAAGAAAAAAGATTTAGGTAATGTACTGACTCGTTGGGCTTCTGATGATGAGCAGTAATTTCTTAGAGAGAGTATTACCAGATACTGATGGATATATCTGTGTTTGTGGGTATAAGGGTGACGATCCAAGACAAAAGTTTGTAAAAACTTTTGAGGAAGCATACGAAGCGGCAGACCAATTTAGTTCTGAGGAGCGTAATGTGTACTTTGGGTGTGCAAGGTACACAGAAACAAAACGCAACTTAACTACAGTTCAGAGTAAAAAAGTTTTTTATGTAGACTTGGACTGTGGGGCTAGCAAACCGTATGCAGATCAAGGATCGGCTGCAAGTGATTTAGCAGATTTTTGTGATAATGTAAAATTACCCTTACCCACTCTTGTAAACTCTGGCAACGGCCTTCATGCGTATTGGATTTTGACGGAGCCTATTCCGTCAAGGGAGTGGTTGGCCGTTGCTCAATCTTTAAAAAACTTATGTAAAAAGCATAAATTAAAAGCAGATGCCGCTGTTACTTCTAACAATGCGGCTATCTTGCGTATGCCGGGATACCTAAATAGAAAAGATACAGAAGGAAAGATGTGCGAAGTTCTACAATACTCAAAAGATGTAAAGTTTGAAGACTTCAAAAACATAGTAGGTGAAGTAGCCCTGGGTCCTGGAGGAGTAGAGAAAAAAGAAGAATATGTAAGTAACAAGAAAAGTGTATTCTCTAACATAATATCAGAGTGTCAGCAGTTAAAGTATAGCTATGAGAACCAGGCGTTTGTAGACTACACTTTATGGAGAGCAACAGAATCAATAGTAAAGTACTGTGTTGATAGTGATGAGTGGAAACACAAAGTATCAGAGAAACATCCTAACTATAACTACGAGGCGACAGAAAAACTATTCGATGGTATAAAAGGGCCGTACCATTGTGAGACTATAGAAGGCATACGACCTGAGGGTTGTGAAGGATGCCCCCACAAGAACAAAATAACTTCTCCTATACAATTAGGCGACAAAGTATTTAAAGAGACCGAAAAGAAAGACGTAGAAGAAAAGCAAGTCACTAGCAATCCTAGTTTAGAAGCTTTAACAGTTCCTGAGTTACCCTTTCCGTATGTGTTTGGGGAAAACGATGGAGTATTTATAAGGGCTGACGAAGAAGATAAACCTGAGTGTGTATATGAACACAACCTTGGATTAGTACAAAGATATAAAGACCCGATGCGTGGCGAAGTTGTTCTTATAAAACATAAACTGCCTATGGATGGGGAAAAAGCAATACTGTTAGCGGCTAAAGAATTGATAGTAGGCGATGAGGCAAAGAAGATATTAGCCCATCACGGTGTGTTGACTAACAGAAAAAAGATGGAACAAATACTAAACTATATAATTAACTCTTTTAAGAATTTACAAAATATACAGGAGGCTATAACCATGAGGTTGCAATTTGGTTGGGCAGATGATTACAAAAAATTTATTGTCGGAGAGAAAGAGATAGGTGCAGATACAGTTGCGTACTGCCCTCCGTCTAGTGCTATAGAAAAGTTTGTACCTGCTTTGAGGTGTGAAGGTGATTTAGAAACTTGGAAAAACATATCGGCTACCTATGGGAAACATGATATGTATCCGCAAGCTTTCGCTTTCTTTACTGGGTTTGGGTCGCCTTTATTAAAGTTCTTACATTACGAAGGTGCGATTATAAACTTAGTAAACAACACTTCAGGAACAGGAAAGACAACGGCATTGAAGATGGCGTTGAGTGTATGGGGTGACCCTAAAGAATTATTGTTTATACGAACAGATACACAAAACGCTAAGATGCACACTATAGGAGTATTTAATAGTTTACCTGTAGGTATTGATGAGGTTACGAGCATGACAGGAGAGGCATTTTCTGACATTTTATTTGCTCTGACACAAGGAAGAGGTAAAGCTAGGATGGAAAAAAGTTCTAATTCCATACGTTATAACGCTACAAAATGGGCAACCATAGGTGTCACGACCTCAAATTCATCCATGGTAGATAAATTAAGAGCCACAAAGCAAACTCCTGATGGTGAACTTATGAGGTTTATAGAATTTGATGTGCCACAAAAGTCTCCTATAACAAAAGAGGAAGCCAACAAGATATTTGATGATCAGGTGGCTAAAAACTATGGCTTAGCAGGACCGTTATACGCACAGTACATCATAAAGAACAAAGAGGCTGTGATAGAAGAATTGAAAAAAACGCAAAAGCTTATAGACAAAAAGATAGGCTTCTCATCACGAGAAAGGTTTTGGTCTGCTGTGATAGCCTGCAATATAACAGGAGCTATGATAGCTAAAAGAATGGGTTTGTTACCCAAAGAGTTAGATATAGGCAAAGTTAACCAGTGGGTGTGCGACAACATGCAACGTATGCGACAAGACATACAGGCACCTTCTGGAGATCATGCGGCTACTATCGGTGAGTTCATAAATGAAAATCGTACATCTATTTTAGTTGTAAACGAAGAAGTAGATATGCGTTCAAGGGCAGAATGTATGCCTGTGGTACAGCCCCGTGGTAATAGATTGTGTATTCGCATAGAACCGGACACTAAGAAAATGTATATAACATCCAAATATCTTAAGAAATACTGTGCTGACAACCAGATAACACTTAGAGATGTATTAGCTTCACTTACACAGATAGGAGCGTTTGTAAAATCATGCACCAAAAGAATCGACAAAGGTCTTGAAACAACAACCCCTGCTGTTAATTGTTATATGTTTGACTGCTCGGTGGAGGGGTTTATAGACTTAGATGGGTATGTAAAGGAGCTAGTAGATGACGATACAGGAAGTTGAATACGAGTTTGATTGGACTACTTTTAAGAAGGGGTGGTCTTTTTTTGTGCCTTGCACAGACGTAGAAGGGGCAGAAAAAGTGTTAAAAGAAGAGGCAAAAAAGCACAAATGTAAAATAGTTGTACAATCTGTTATAGAAAATCAATTAAGGGGGTTGCGTTGTTGGAAAACTAAATGATATAATGATTGTGCGTAAAGCGACATATTTTTCCTTTAGTTGTGACTTTAACCCCTACCGCAATAGTAGGGGTTTTTTTTACTCTCCTCTTTTAGGTATCCGCATAAATTGATTTAGTTTAGGGTCTAAACCTTGGTTTCTATTTTTAAGGTCTAACCTGTCACGCCTTTCTGCTATAGACTGACTTAATTTAGATACATCAATATAAAGAGAAGGTTCAGCACCATACCTGTAATTAAATTCATCTATTTTTACTTTCATCTCTTCTAATTGTTCAGTACGATCTCCATCATCAATGTAATCAGTAGACATCATAGCCACTCGAGAATAATTATTCATTAATTTTTGACGTAATTTTAATATTTTGGCACCTAGTTCGTATTGTTTGAAAGCCTGTCTTTGTGCTCTAGCTACTTTTGCTGGGTTCACACCTAAGCCTTTTAATGTTATATCGAAAGCTGATAATTCTGATTTTGGTACTAGCATAGGCCCGTCTTTACCTCCAAAGCGTACACCACCCTCACCTAATTGATAATCAAATACATTAGCATCTGAGAATCGTACACCAGCAAATATATTTCTAATTGCAGCAGGGGTAATTTTTTCTATGGCTCTTGCATATTCTCCTTGACTTGCTAACTCTACAGCTTTTGCAGAATCCATAACTAAAGCAGCAGCAGGTCCAGCATTAGCAAACACTTGAGTCATTATGTCTTCTTCTAAATTTTTTTGCCTAGGTTCAAACCTCACCCACATATCAGCTAAATTCATACTAACTCTATCTGATATACCTAAACCAGCTTGTTCAAAAAGACCATCTACTATGGTTGCGGCTGCTTTGTCACCAAGTTGCTCAGATAATAAATTATATACAAAACTATCAGCATCTTCAGTAGGTAATTCATCAGGTTCATCAGAATCGGAAAGCATCCATAAAACTAAAGGCACTAAGAAGTATAATGGTAAACCTCTTAAACCTGCAGAAACCCCTGCTAATATATGTATGCCTAGCAATCTTTGCCTAGCTTCTTAGAAAAAGTGGCACGTTCTTTATTGTATTTATCTACAGCAGCTTCTACATCTTCTGGTAGTACACCTTGTCTGGTAAGTTCGTCTGCTAATTCTTTCGGGTCTATGTCATTGAATATACCCATGGCAGATGTAGAATCTTTTAATAAATTAAAAGTTTGCACGAAGCTATATTGTTTGAACTGCAAGACTAGTTTAGGAATAGGTTGTACAAAAGCTGGAGGTTTTGCTCCCGCAGTAAAATCACCTAAAGCTCTATAACTCATGTCTCTAGCCACTTCTAAAGCTTTGTCATAGTTTTGAGAGTTTTCATATTCTAACTCAAATGCTGCTAAAGCCAACACAGTTCTAACGTATCTTTCTGAATAATGAAATACAGCAGCTAGCATACGTTTAAATATTTCAAAATTATCTGATAAAAGCTCTACTGGTTTTTCTGATATGCCTGTTATGTCATAACTAAACGATACATCTAAATCAGTTTCCATATCTTGAGCTACACGCCTTAACGTTGGTGATAAAGTATTTAAAAATTTATCGTAGCTAGTTTTTATATCTAAATTAATAAAAGGTACTTTCTTGCCTTCTTTATTTGTGTCTACAGTTATATAAGAAGTTGGAGTACCTACTCTGTAAGAATATTTAAGTATTTTTTCAGAAGCTTTTAGGTTTCCGTATCTAGCTCCTATAGTAGGAACACCTACTATATATCCGCCTATTATGTTAACCAAAGCTGAAGATGGGGAGGATAAGTACATATAGAAGGCTGTGTTTGTTAAAAAACTAGCAATCTTGTCGCCAGCACTATCGTTAATAGTTAAACCTAAAATATGGTCTGTTCTTCGCTCCATTTCGTTTAATATAGCTCTGATAGTAGACTTCGATCTGGTCTCAGGTATTTTATCCATCTCTCTTACTGCATCAGCTAAGTTAGCATGATAATCTGGAGAATGCTTTAACCTAGACCTATGGTATGCTATTTGACTTGCAAACCCAGTAAACACTCTTAAAATATCTGTGCTAGCTCCTGCTATACTGTCTCTGTTTAAGAAATTCTTTTTCAAACTGCCTGTAGGTGCTAACAAATACCCTAACTGTCTTACTCTGTCTAACATATCTTCTTTTAAACTATCTAAAGGATCAGGCCTTCCTTCTTTAGCAGCTTTTGATATATTAGAAAATTTAGGGTTATTTAAAGTAGTCTCAATTTGCTCTGTAAATGTTTTAATTATTAAAGAAGGATTTTTTAAAGGGTCGCCTAATACTTCTTTTAAGAATTGGTTTCCTTGCTTGGCTATGGCACTAAACTCTTCATCTGTTATACCTTTAAGTTCTTTATAAGCCTCTATGAATTTAACACGCTCAAACTTACTTTCAAAAGTTATAAACTCTTTTTCAGGATCTTTATCATCTCCTAATTGTAACCAAAAGTTACCATATCTTTTCAAAGGAAAAAATGGATTAAATCTTCTTATAGTTTCAAAAGAACGTTGTATTTTTTTAACCGCTTCTTTTATAGCTTTTCTACCTTCTTCTGTAGAAGCATCCATATGTCTTGTTTGGATATAAATCATATCTCTTTCCATACCATCTATTTGTGAATGGTTCCATCTATACATAGCTACGAAAGCTTTTTTAGATTCTGTGGAAAGTTCTTGATATTCTTTTAATAGTAGAGAAGCTAAAGGATTTGACCTACCTTTTGCTGTAGATGGGTTTATATTAGAAGATGTTGACTTTACTATAACCTCACCTAATTTTCTTAATTCTTCTGAACCATACTTTCTTGTTATGTTTAGTAACATATCAACTACAGGTTTAGCAGATCTTAATATGTCTAAACGCATACCAGGTATAATATTCGTAGCTAATTCAATTGCATTACGTAAAAACGCTAACTGTTGCGGAGTTTTTTGATCTCCTATTAATGTTTTAGGTAGTAGCTCTAATAACATTCTAGGAGTTAGCACACTAAATATTTTTGACTCTAATTCAGGGCCTGCAGCTCTAGGGTCCTTAAAGAAAATTTTTAAATCGTTTATTATGTTTGTACTTGTGGGTTTATTGTTTGACCCTATAGAGTTAAATAAAGTATTGACATCATCTATCCTGTCAAATAGTTTTTGTATTTTTATTCTTTTAGCTCTTATCCTTGCAGCTCTTCTTTTACGTTCGCTTGCAGCAGGGTCGTTAGCTCCTCCGGGCTTTTCACTTTTTCCGCCATCTTTAGAAACGGTCTTAGGCTTCTTACCGCTGATTGGTCGTTTCTTGCCTGTGCCGACAGAATCCTGTTTCTTAGAATCGCTTTGGCCACGGGGACCTTTGACGGTGGTTTGAGCCCCTTTAGTGTCAGCAAGAGACCCCTTGATATTCCTGATTTTAAACCTTCTCTGGCCGTTAACTGTTTCGCCTGCTGTATATTCATCTAATAACTCCTTATAAGCTTTTCTATGTTTAATTACTAAATTTCTTAAATTGTTTGAATATTTAGAGTAGTCGCTTTCTTTCATCATATGAACAAGTATATTTGCAGACTCGTTAGCAAAATGACCACTATGACTTCTTTGTACTATGTGAGAAACTTCGTGTATTAATGTATCCATTAACGAAGCAACAATACCTCCTACTTCAAACTCTCCTATTATCTCTGGAGCAGGTAAAGCTAAAGGATTTACAAAAAAAGCTTTGTATGGAAACTGTACAAATACTCCTGAGAAACCTCTATCAATAGCAACACCCGCATATATAATTTCTTCTTTTGGCAAATCAAGACTTAATTCTTGTTTAAAACTAAGAGCTACACCCCCAAAAAGCTTACCCCTACTGCCTGATACTCTAGGCACTGTTTGAAATTCGGGGTCTGTTTCACCCTGAGCTGTCATTATGTCAAAAGTATCCGCTTTATTTCTTATATAATCACGAAAGCTAACAACAAACGCAGAAAATTCTTGAAGGAAATTGTCTTGCTCTTTAGTTGGGTTTAAATTAGTTCTATTCTGTAATATAGGTCTGCTATAGTGGAAAGCACTCATATCCATCTTAAGATCAGCTATTTCCCCTTTATAATCTGACTTCACAGCAGTTTTAATTTTATTTACGTCATAAATAACTTTCCCAGATTTAGTCCTTATTTGTTCTGAATTAAGGCTTAAATTTTCCCCTATGGGGAAAGGGCCAGTTACAATTAGATCACCCGTTTCGGTTGGTACTGTAGTTATGACATTTTCTTTTTGGGGCTTAGATCCAGGTTTAAATTCTACAACCTCTATATCAACACCAGGATTAGCTATATTAGAAACTACATTTTCTATGTCAGTAGATTTGACTCTTACACCACCTTCAATAATTTCTTTTTTAGGAGGCTTGAGTTGTGATTTAGGCCCTTTTATTTCAGGGTCTTCTACTACATTAAAATCTAATACTACAGTATTTTTAAACTCTTCAAGACGTATTGCTTTTATAATTCGAACATGAAAATCTTCTATAATTTTATCTATCTGTATAATACTATCTCTTACGTCAAATGTATTCCCTTGACCAGTAGAAAAACCTTGTCTGTTTTCTGCAAATGGATATACTTTGCCTATTTCCATTGGTTTATTATCAGGATGAAAGTCTACAATCACGTCAAACATAAACCTCTCTTTCCCGCCCATAGCCTTAAACTCATGATTAAATTGAAATACACCGTTTGACAGTATGTGATGTTGAGACTCTATTTGCTGGTTTTCTTGTCCTGGATTTAGTATTTTAGGTGTTTCACCTATGTATATATCTGCTGAAGCCCATTTCCCTTGATCTGTCCCTTCACCAAAAGTTACAGTAAAAAACTTTTTACCTGTTTCAGGAAAAGTTCTATAGGGTGTCATATCAAAATTAACCCCTTGATCTAGTATCTCATCTTTTACAACCTTACCATCTTCATCAATGCCTATATAACGTATTTCTACATTACCTAATAATACTTGTTGTAAAGTTGCAGGTATATCTTTTGCATTTGAGTGCTTACTAAAATTGTAAGAATCAATGTCCTCTAAAATAGGAATGGGTATAGGTTCGCCATTTTCATCTAAGTTTGCAGTTTCAAATACAATACCTTCTCTAGGGTAAGTTAAAGTAAATCTAGTGCCCCCTTCAAATGGTATTTTTTTACCTATTTCCTCATCAATAT